TCAGCACGCCGGCCGGGCTGGGCGCAGCTGCTGGCGTGGCGCCTGTTACCAACATGCTGAAACAATCGGAACGGCTCGAGCTGGTGGGCTGGACCATGAGTAGCCATATCAGCCTTGGCACCGGCCGGCTGGGCCCGTTCGGCCAGCGCCAGGCCCAGCTGCCAGAAGTGGACAGCACGGGCGCCGCATATGAGGGGATAACCCAGGATTTGCCGGCGGTGTCGGAGGGCATGCTGCTGGCCAGCGCTTACGTGTACCCCGGAACGGCTGACAGATTCGGGTTTAATATCCATGACCTCGACGGGGACGCGCATACCGCCACCTGGACCTGGGACACCGGGGCGCCTGTCTATACCTCTGGATCACGGATTGATGGATACGGCGCCATTTCGGTGGGCTCTGGCTGGTGGCGCGTGTGGCTCCGGGTGGACCTTGCGGCGCGCGGCCTCGAGGGGCATAGCTGGCGCATGTACCTGTATCCCCGCATTGAACCGGCAGGGATAAAAGCCGGCACGTATATCTATGGGGTCCAGGTGGAGCAGGGCGCAAGTGCTCCCGGGGACTACCTCTGGAGCCGTTCCAGCATTGCGGTGCGCCAGCAGGGCCCGCGGGTGGCCTATCGCCAAAACTATGTAACGGATTCCGAGGACCTGGCGGAATCTGTGGAAACGCTGCAGAGCGCATACATTGCCGGCACCGCGGCCTCTGGTCCGGCTGGCGCTACGTATGGCCCGCCGCAGCTGCTGCTGGCGGACGGCGGCGCCAGCCCGTTGGCAAGCACCTATCTGATATCTGGAGGGCTCGAGGATACCGTGGCCAGCGTGTACGTGCAGGCTGCGCCCAATTGCGGCCGGGTGGGCCTGACCCTGCAGGATGCCACGGCGGCCGATGATTACACGCTCGAGGTGGACGACCTGGACACAGAGGCGCCGGCGGTTTATTCCGCGCCGGATGCAGACGGGTGGGGCGTGGATCCGGTGGCCGGCTGGCCCGGCTGGTGGCGTCTGTGGGTGCACCTGGACGGCACCAACCGCAACCTGGGCAGCCATATCCTGCGCATTGTTCTGCACCCTGACCAGCAGGCCCGTGCCGGATACGGGGCATATTTCGCTGGCCTGCAGCTCGAGCAGCTACACCAACACCCGGGCCCGTATCTGCCAACCTCTGGAGGCGGCGCACACTCCACGGCGCCAGGCGGCAATGCCATTTATGTGGTAGGGCTCGAGCCCAACACCACCGGCGTGCTGCTGGGAAATGATTTCTGCAAGCTGGACGGGCACAGCAAGCTATACCAGCTGGTGGACCAGGTGGATGCAGACCCGCACGGGTGCGCTGTGCTGCAGGTGGTGCCCATGTTGCGCCAGGTGCCGGCGGATGGCGAGCAGCTGCAGCTCGAGGACTTGCCGCTGCTGTGCACGTTCTCCAGTGCCGTGCAGGAATACAGCACCAGCAAGCCGCTGCTATTTGCCTATGGCGCGGACGTGGAGGAATACCACGGATGAGCCGGCTAACTGGCAGCAACCAAGCCGCGAACGATTCAGCCCACCAGCTGCAGGTGCACCTGGTGGAGCTCGAGCTGGACACACCCACGGGCACCCTGCGCATGGCCACCGGCGCCCGGGACATTGACTGGGCCGGGGACACCTACACCCGCGGGGGCCACCTGCTGGGATTTGGCGAGATTGAAGAAACCGCCGGCCTATTGGTTACCAGCGTAAACGTGGCGCTGTCCGGGGTTGATTCCTCCATGACGGCCATTGTCCTGTCAGAGCGCTACCTGGGCCGGCCGCTGCGGATCCTCCGCGGCTGGCTGGGTGAGGACGGCAAGCTGCTGGCCGCGCCGGTGGCAATCTTCGAGGGCCGTATGGACCGCCCAACAATCCAGGAAAACCCGGAGGACGGCAGCAGCACGGTGGCCATTTCTGCCAGCAACATATGGGTGGACTTTGAGCACCGGCCCGGGCGGACCACCAACCATGAACAACAGCAAATCTTTTACCCCGGGGATATGGGGTTTCAATACGCGGCCGACATTTTCAAGGACTTGCCCTGGGGGCGTGAATCATGACCAGCCAGGCCAAGCTGCGGCAGCTGCTCAAATATCTGGACGGCCTAGACGGCCAGCCATTCGTATGGGGCAGCCTGGACTGCCATACCTTTGTAATGCGCTGGGTGGACCAGGTGGCAGGCACTGACATATGCGCCGGCGTGGTGGGCTGCTACGGCACCGCCCAGGCCGCGCGGGATTTCTTGAAAGGGTACGGCCGCACCCTGGTGGAAGTGCTCGAGGGCGCCGGCTGTGAGCTGGTGCCAGAGGGCGAGCTGCTGGAGCCCGGGGACGTGCTGCTGGCCCCGGATCTATCGGAGCCCTGGGAACGCTCCCACCTGTACCTGGGCAGCGGCCACGTGGTGTCCGTGTGGCCTGGCCGTGGTGTGCGTCGGGTCCACCTGGCTGCATTAAAATCTGAGCCGATGGACGCATGGAGGCCGCCGCTATGCCGCCGGTAATTTTAGCAGTAGCCAGCACCTTGGCATATGTGGGCGTGGCCAGCCTGGTGGAGTCTGCGGTGCTGGGCGCAATCCTGGGCGGCATTGCGGCATGGGGCACCAGCCAGCTGGGCTCTATGGTTTTCGGCTTGAACGGCCAGGCCGGGGAGCCGGCGGACCTGGTGGCGCCAGAGGTGTGGCTGTCCAATGAGCCGGGCAATACTGCACCGCTGCCCGTGGTGTACGGCCTCCGCCGCATGGGCGGGACAATTGTTTTTGCCCAGGTGACCGGAGACACCAACCAGTACCTGCACGTGGTCTATGCCATTTGCGAGGGCCCGGTTGATTCTATCGGTGCGCTGTACCTAAACCTGGACCGCGCACCAGTGATCCAGGACAGCACGGAACAACAGGTTTTCAGTCTGTCCGGCGTTTGCGCTGATGAGGTAACGGCAGAGTTTCAGGTGCTCGAGGAATCCGCCAGCACGGGCTCGAGCTCCGGCAGCTGGGCCACGGTGACGGCCTGGGCCAGTGGCACCTATGGCGGCCACCTGGTGCTGGATCGGGACTATGCAGACGCGCAGGCGGATAGCCAGAGCGGGCCCTTTACCTATTCCGTGGCTACGGACGCGGGGGACCTGGCGGACTATGAGGCCGGCAGCACGGTGGCCCTGCGGCTTGAGGAAACGGGCGCCAACATGGTGCCGTTTGACGTGGAGCTATTGCAGGCACCCACGGAGGAAAACAACTATAGGGCCAGGGTGCGGGTGCGCCGCATTGGTGGCGTGTCGCCTATGGCCTTTTCGTTTGCCCTACACGCGACATTCTACACGCCGGGACAAAGCCAATGGCAGGGCCTGGTTGACTACCACCCGCACACCGGTGCGGAGGACCAGGTGGCGGACGCGCTCCTGGCCGCCAGGTGCGAGGGCTGGACCTCTGAGCACCGGCTGCGCGGCGTGGCTTATGCGTATATCCGGTATCGTTACAGCGCGGACGGTTTCCCGCGGGGGGTGCCAACAGCCACCTTTGACGTGCGGGGGCGCCAGCTGTATGACCCGCGGGACGGATCCACCGCGTACAGCCTGAATCCTGCGCTGGCTATTCGCGACTACTTGACCAATGACCGCTACGGCCGCGGCCTGCCGGAGTCCCTGGTGGATGACGCTGCCATTTCCGTGGCTGCAGACTATTGCGAGGAAATGCAGGACGATGGCTACGGCGGCCAGGTGGAGCGGTACCGCTGCCGCGGTGTGGTGGACACCAGCCGCACCGCCCTGCGGAACATGGAGGCGCTGCTGCGCAGCTGCCGCGGCTGGCTAACCCATGTTGGTGGCCAGTACCGCCTGGTGCTCGACAGGGCGCAGGCCTCTAGTTTCGAGCTCAACAGCAGCAACATAACCGGCGGCTGGTCCATTACCCTGGGCGACAGCCGCAGCCTGGCCAACCGGGTGCTGGCGGAGTTCTATAATCCAGACCTGGACTGGCTAAAGGATTATCAGCCAGCGGATAGCCCGGAGCTGCGGGCCCAGGATGGCGGCCAGCTGCTCGAGCGCAAGCTATCGCTGGAGTTCGTGACAGACCCGGCCACGGTTTACCGCCTGGCCCTGCTCGAGCTCAACGCCAGCCGGCAGGCAATTACCGTGCAGCTGGACGTGCTGCCGCGGGGGCTGGATATCCTGCCTTGTGACGTGGTGACAATCAAGCATGACCGGCCCGGGTGGGGCGAGGGCAAGGACTTCCGGGTGCTGTCCATGCGCCTGCGGCCGGAGGGGGGCGTGCGGCTGTCCCTGGCTGAATATGCGCCGGAGGTTTACACCGCGCCGGAGGTACTGCTGGACGATCCAGCGCCGGATACCAACTTGCCCACGCCGGCAACCTGCGCGGCGCCGGCCACGCCAGAGGCAACAGAGCAGCTTTACGAAACCCGCGGGGGCCGCGGCGTGGCCGTGGCGGCCCTGGTGTCCTGGGCTGCTCCAGCGGATCCATACGTGCGGAGCTATGAGCTCGAGCACAAGCTGCACGATGATGCGGCGGCGGGGTTCCACCTTGTGGAGACTACGCCGGCCACCAGCGCCAGGGTGTTGGACGTGGCGCCGGGTGGGCATAGCTGGCGGGTGCGGGCGGTTAATTCCCTGGGCGTCAAATCTAACTGGAGCGAAATAGCGCACCAGGACGTGGTGGGCCTGTCCGCCCCGCCGGCGAACGTTTCCGATCTATGCGCGCAGCCGATAGGTGGGGCCATGGTCCTGAATTGGACCCCGCACCCGGACCTGGACGTGCAGGTGGGTGGCCATATCTGGATCCGGCACGTACACGAAAACGGCGGCACAGTGGCATGGGACAACGGGCTAAATATGGCCAGGGTTGCCGGCTCAAGCTCCAGCGCGGTGGTGGCTTTAATTTCTGGCACCTACATGGCCAGGGCTGTGGATTCCACCGGCAACCTGTCCGGGACCCCGGCCACAATAGAGGTGGTGGAGGTTGACCATTTAGGCATGACGGTGGCCGGCAGCTGGAAAGCTAATCCCGGCTGGTCCGGTACCCACAACAACACCGAAGTGGACCGCGGGAAGCTACAGCTGCAGTCCGGTGAATTAACCGGGGAATGGACCTGTCTTTTAACTTTCAACCTGGGCAGCCCGGCCGCGCCGTATCGCCTAGAGGCGCAGGTGGCCACCTATCTGCAGGACATTGCCACGCTGTGGGATAGCCGGACAGACCTAATTGACACCTGGCCGGATATCGACGGCAGCGAATCCGGGGACACTTCTGTGGAAATCTGGGTGTCTAGTTATGGCGCCACGGGGTGGGGCCCGTGGCAGCGGCTGACCGCCCTGGATTCCATGGGCTACCTGTACAAATTCAAGGTTGTATTGAGCCGGGCCAATGTGGAAAAGAATATCATTGTAACAGCTCTAACGGTTTACGCTCTGGAGGTTGTCTAAGTGTCCCAGACACCGGATTTTACTATTGCAAATGCGGCCGGCTCAACGGTGCGCGCGGATCTAAATACCGTGCTGCGGGCAATCCTGACATTGAACGCCGGCGCGACAGCGCCCACCACAACCTGGCCCCGCATGCTGTGGCTGGATGAAAATAACGGCCGCCTGAAAATGCGAAACGCGGCGGACACCGCATGGCAGACACTGGCTGTCAACCCGGACAGCATGGGCCTGGTGGGTGGATCCTCTGTGGACGGTCACTTTACCTTGAACGCGGGCAGCCTGCTGCTGGGGATAGCGGCCACGGGGTACGCTCTGGACGCTAGCGTGGATGACGCCGGCGACAGGGTGACGCTATGCCCACGCACTGGCGCCGTGATGCAACCCACCAAGGGCTTGCATGTGCACCGCGCCAACGGCAACGTGGAGGTGGGCCCACCGGCCGGCACGGAGCCCAGCAGCAAGCTGGCGGT